CCTTCCGCGAGCGAACCAAGGCATCAGCCAAGTGCAATATCGGAGGACATCGTTCAGACTTCTCTGAGTGCGATGGCGGATTAGAATTACATCACGCTCATATTGAGTTTAGCCTGCAAAACGGGGTAGACCTCGAATGGCTAGAAGCCGACTATCCCGGAGTTTCCGACCCTAATTCAGTCGGGGCATGGGTAGAATCAGCCGACAACTTAATATGGCTTTGTGAGAAGCACCATCGTGGCGTAGGGGGAATACATCACGCATCGGCCAGCGATTTCGAAGCAGAAAAGTATGTCCGCAACCTCATAGGGAAAAGAGATGACAATGGCAAAGATCAAACTAACAGCAATGCAGAAAGCGCTGATTGAGCATTACGGCTACGGCGTACTAGCCGCCGGCTATGCAACTTTCCAGACCGGACACCGCACCGCAAAAGAAGTCGTTATCGGCGCACTCGTAGGCGGATTGCTTGTACCTATCTTGGCTAAGGTGAATCCTAAGAGCCTTGTTAATAACATTACCGCTGCAACCGGCGCTCCTGCACCTCTCGTTGAAGCTGCGGTAGACGCGGCTGTTGCTGAGGGCAACAAGGTAGCAAAGGCTAATACAACAAAATAGGTAAGATATGTCTATGGCAAACGCACTAGACATAATTAACACCGCGCAGAAGCAAGCTGGCTTCTACGGCGGTAGCACCGATGCCAACCCTTACGGCGATTGGTACGGTATCCCTAACGAGCCTTGGTGCGCGATGTTTGTGTCGTGGGTATTTGCGCAAAATAATCTTTCGCACTTAGTCGCGGCACAAACGACAAAAGGATTTTCCTATTGCCCAACTGGTTTATCATGGTTCCAGCAAAAGAAAGCCGTAGTCGGCAAGTACGACGGCAAACCCGGAGATATTGTTTTCTTCTCATGGGCGGGTAACGGGATCGCTGACCATGTCGGGATTGTTGTAGCAGCTTCGCAAGACGGGATTACTACCGTAGAAGGCAACACGGGTCCGGAACATATGACCAATGTGTCGCAATATAACGGGCATGGCGTGTATATCCGGCACCGCGCTTATCTCTATGTCCTCGCTATCGTGCGTCCGGAATACGAAACGCCTCTTAGCCCTACGACCTCATGGGGTACTAATAAACTCGTAGCCGGCGGACTCGCCGCAACGACCGCTTTAGGCGGAACGGGTATGGCGATGACGCACACCACTACACCACCGGCAGCCACTAAAACGACTTTCACCGCGCCAGCTTGGTCGGCATCCGCTTTCCCTGCTAAAAGTAAAACGCCGCAGGAACTTGCTGTTGAAAATGCTCTTTTCAAGGCAGGAGTGCTGGCAAGAGCAGCGCAAAACTCAGCGTGGTCGCCTACTCAGGTAGCGGCTGTAAAAGCCTTTCAGAAGGCACAGGGAGCGCCGCAAACGGGTATCGTAGATAAATCCACCTATGATTCGTTAATGAAAGAATTGCCATGATACGCGTACCGCTTACCAGCCCGAAGGCTATTGCGCTCGCTAGCGGCACGGCTATGACTACTTGGATGGCTTGCGGCTATGCCACAGATGCGCACCACTTACTCATGGTCGGCATTTCGGCGTTAGGCGGCGGCGCTGTGCCACACAATCCCTCAACTTCTCCAAATGTTCAACCGGAGAGCCATATCGTGACTCCGTATGTAAATAATGTCGAGTGAAACGCCGGTTACGGTGATAGTGCCGTTATACCGAGATGTAGATGAGCAGATGGATTTCTTCGAACTCGCGTATGAAGGATTGCTTTAGGCTATAAATAAGGTTATCCTTCTCGCGACAGAGAGGCGATCTTATGGGTTTAGCACAGAAATTAGCCGACTACGCAAAAGAGAAATCGGCGTATTGTCCTTTTGGCGCAATCATTGAGAAACTTTCGAAAGAAGATAAAGCTGCGCTCGAACAAGCGATTGCACAGAACCTACCGGCGCGCGTGATTGTTCATGCTCTCCGCGAAGAAGGGCATAAGAGCAGCGCGGATTCATATTGGAACCATGTGAAAGGACAATGCCGGTGTCCAAAGAGCGAGTAGATGAAGTATTAGAAGAACGCCAAAGTATTTACGGCGATGCTGAAACCAATTTCACCAAGACCGGTCGTATTTGGGGAACCCTTTTACAGACTGACCCTATTCCGGCGTGGCAGGTAGCGCTTTTATTAGACGCATACAAGACCGTGCGCTGCTTCGCTAATCCGATTTGGGAAGATAGTTGGGATGACAAAATGGGGTACACAATTCACGGGCGTAAGATTGCGATGGCGCGCGAGGAATGAGTCTAAAAGATCAGTTAGACAATTTACCTGAAGGCATTGAGTCTACTGAGGTTAAAGAACTCCGTTTAGCCCTGATGCGGCTACAAAAAAAATTAGCACAGACACGACAGAAAGTTGATGACCTTGTTGAAGCAACTCACAACGCGGCGTATGCAGCGCAGCTTACGGCGGGTAAGATTCCACCTATTCCTAGTCCGAAAGTTTCTAAAGGACATGGCAAACCCGAAATAGCCTTAATGCATATGACGGATTGGCAGGGAGCCAAGAAAACAACTTCTTACAATTCAGAGATTATGCGCGAGCGCGTACTGCAATTTATGGAAAAGGCAGTAGCGATAACCGATATTCAGCGCAAGCATCATCCGGTCAATGAATGCGTGGTGATGTTCGGCGGCGACATGGTTGAGGGATTGTTCAATTTCCCTTCTCAGGCGTTCGAAATTGACTCAACGCTATTTGAGCAATATGTCAATGTAAGCCGGCTTTGCGTAGATGTTATCCGGTACGCGCTGGCGAATTACGAAAAGGTAACAGTCGTTCCGGAATGGGGCAATCATGGACGCATCGGTAGCAAAAGGGATAATGTTCCTCGTAGTGATAACTTTGACCGGATGTGTTATGAATTGGCTCGTCAATTATTGGCGGGGGAGAAAAGGCTAATTTGGCAGGAGTGTCCGGAAGATATTCAACGGGTTGAAATCGGTAATTACCGTGCGCTGTTAATTCACGGAGATGAAGTAGGTAGAAATGGATTTGCTAGTCCCGGAGCAATCGTTCAACACGCAAACCGATGGAGAAGCGGAAGTTATCCGTGGGAGTTTCGAGATGTCTACATTGGTCACTATCACACGCACGCAGAGTGGGCAATGGCGAATGGTCAAGGAAGTGTCTACCAAACTGGCTCTACCGAATCCGACAACCGATACGCAGGAGTTATGCTCGCAGCTTCAGCAACGCCTTCTCAGCGCTTGCACTTCGTAGACCCAATTAAGGGACGCGTAACCGCTAGTTACAAGATTTGGCTGGATTAAATGGGTTACGACACGCGCGATAAAGGTTTTTTAGTCGGCAAGAAATGGGCTGTGGCTGTCGTGATTTTTGTTGCTGTAATTACCGTTACGGCGCTTACTTACGCAATAATTGCTCGTTAGTCGTCCTCATACTCGTCATCATCAAGAGAAGAAACTCTCATAACATCAATGCCGTTGTTCTTTGCGGCGGTTAAGGCAGTCATAAATAGCACAGAAGCACGGTTGGCTAAATCAGTAACCGCGTCAGGATGATTAGCATCGCACTCTACCTCGACCAGTAGGGCGTAAAGGCTCATGGATATTTTCGTCATGGCGCTATCCTCTCACCAATTATGCGCGGCGCGCCAATGAAACGCTGAAACTTTACTTTTCGTAATTTGACCACCATAATTCGTTTCAACCGGAGCAACCATGCTCCCCCGTTACGAAAGCAGTATAAATATGGGTCGATTTGACTTAGACAGTTACGAAACCGTTGAAGCCCGACTTGTCCGATTTTGGACAGACCACCCAGAGGGCAGAATCCTCACCAAGTTGGAGTTCCATGATGAACGCCGATTTATCGTCTATGCGGAGATTTATTTCGACCGCGAGGACACAACTCCGGTAGCCACAGGTTACGCAGAAGAAATCGTAGGTGCTTCACCCGTCAATAAAACCTCAGCCCTAGAAAACGCGGAAACCTCGGCAATCGGTCGCGGCTTGGCAAATTGTGGGTACGCCGGCGGCAAGCGTCCTAGCCGTGAGGAAATGGAAAAGGTAGAGCGCTACGAAAAAGAACCTCGTAAATCTTCTGCCCCAACACGCCTACCAACCAAGGCTGAATCTGAGCGCATAACCAAGCTGCTTGAAGATCTCGCCTTTGTGAATGATAAAGACACATTACGAGCAATTTGGAATACCGAAAAGGATTTGCTCGATCTGCGCGTAGATAACACTACGCTCAAAGATGCTCTTAATGCTCGCGTGGCGGAACTCGCATGAGCGCGCAGGAGCAGGTAGAACAACTTATCCGTGTATTAGACAAAGAGTTAAAAAATGAGGATGGCGCGGATTCATCTTATTGGGAAATAACCGGTGCGCTAGAGGCATACAAGCATGTGTTGAAGTTGATGAAATTGGAAAACGCATGACCTTGCAACGCACTTCAATCGAGGCAAAAATCAAGGTAGAGCCAAAAATAGGCACTATTAATCGCAAGGTTTATGAGTTTATTCTCAATCGCGGATTACATGGCGCTACTGACCAAGAAATCCAAACGAACCTAAATATGAGTGGCGATAATGTCCGTCCTTCACGGGGTCAACTCGTGAAAGATGGACTCGTCATTGACTCCGGAACTACCCGTAAAAACGCGCGAGGCAATAACTGCATTGTGTGGCGCACAATCGAGGAAGGCATGATGATATGAGCAAGAAAGAAAACAAGTTTGACCCGCCTGTTGGATACATGGTCGCTGTTCAGCACCACATCGTCATGGTGGAAAGATTGGCAACAGTGTTGGAGTTTGATAACCCCGTTACCCTCGCGCAGCTTCTAGAAAAAGCTGGCTTCCGCTTAGAGCCGGATTTGTTCGATATATCTGCCGACACATGGAAAGTCATGGATATCGAATTAAAGAAGCGCAAGTTACAGGCGGTGCCAAAAGATGAATAAAGTCGTAACGCCGGCGCAGATTGAAAAGCGCCTCTATGACCTCAGCAAAGAAATTGACGATGCTCAGTCGTACTCCGAGTCGGTTGAGAAAAGTTATTTCGAAGTTAAAGCTGCGTACGAAATTGCTCTCGCTAAAACACGCATGAAGTACGCATCGGTTTCTTCTCCTACCGGTAAGAACTACACCGTACAAGAGAGAGAAGATTTAGCGCTGATTGAGAATGAGGATTTGCATTTTCAGATGGCGTCTATTGACGCTACGGTGCGCTCGGTTCGGCAAAATATCTCACGCATTAAAACGCAGGTAGATATTGCTCGCAGTATCGGCACATCGGTCAGAACGGCGATGGAACTATGAGCGAGGAATATAACGACGAAGATCGCTTCGTGCCTACGGAAATGGGAATGTTCTATTTCGCGTGGATTGAGGCGTATATGAAGGCGAACAACTGCTCATCTGAGGTAGCAATTCATGCCCTCAATACTCAACTACACAAGTATAGGACTCAAAGTGACTGACTTAAACGGCTTATTATCGAAATCATTAAACGCATGGGATAAGAACCGCGACCGCAGTAAGCAGGTGGAAATCGGTCCTTCATCCCTCGGAGATTGCCGTAGAAAGGTTTATCACCTATTACAGCGAACTCCGGTCACCAATCACGACACCGAATCCCTAGCAGCAATCCTCGGCACTTTTATTCACGCCGGAGTCAGCGACGCTATTAAGCGCGAAGATCCGTTTGGAGATAATTTCCTCATTGAGCAGGAGTTCGAGTTCGGCGGTATTAAGGGTCATTGTGATTTATTCATTAAGGACGCCGGCTTAGTCGTAGATTGGAAAACAACGACTAAAAAGAACCTGCGCTATTTCCCTAGCGAATCACAGCGCTGGCAGGTGCAAGTTTATGGATGGCTGTTAGAAAAGAACGGCTATGAAGTTAAACAGGTATCACTCGTGGCTATTCCTCGTGACGGCGTTATGGCGGAAATCCGGACGCATATCGAGGAATACAATCCGGCTATCGCGGAAACCGCGTTGGCTTGGCTTGGTGAGATTAAGCAGAACATCGCAGACGGCGCGCCGCCACCACAACCGGAGAAACCTGTTCCATACTGCTTCTCGTATTGTGATTTCTACGACCCGACGGGAGCAATCGGTTGTTCAGGTATAGCGAGGTAAATTGGAACCAAGCTGCGTGTAGAGATATGCCCACGAACCTCTTTTATGCTTTCGAAGAGCAGCGAGGGGTTCGTGAGATCATGCGTATTGATATCTACCGCAATATTTGCTGCGCTTGCCCGATATGGCAAAGCTGCCTAAAGTATGCCCTGCAAAATGAGGATTACGGTATTTGGGGTGGAATGACCACCCATGAACGCAACGCGCTCCTACTAGGGGAAATGACTCCCCTGCTCCTAAAGGTGATTGACGATTTCAGCGAACGCGGCATCGACTTCTTACAGATTTTGGAGACCCTAGTTGAGCATAAAAATAATGAGCGAAGTGTGGAGAACGAAACTTCCGCTTACTGAAAAGATGGTTCTGTTGGTAATTGCAGACCACGCCAGCGATGAAGGCGATAACGCTTGGCCGAGTCAGCAAACGATTGCTACCCGCGCCAGCTTGTCTGTGCGTACCGTGCAACGCACCGTGAACAAATTGGTGGCTTCCGGCTGGCTGAAATTAGAAAAACGAGCCGGCGGCACTCAATACACTCGTGAGGACAGGCGACCTAATCTCTACACAATCCGGCTGAAAATGCTACGGGGCGGCGAGATGACGGGGCGGCGTTCGGAACCTAACGAGGCGGCGCTCGCGCCGGACACGGGGCGGCGTTCGCGCCCTATGAATCATTCTAATAAACCATCCTTAACTCACCCTGAAAAGTTTGACGAATTTTGGGAAGCCTATCCTCGGAAAACCGCCAAAGGAGCCGCAAGAAAAGCATGGGAGAAAATCAAAGCCGGAGATCAGGAAGCCGTCATAGCCGGCGCACTACGGTTTGCCTCTGACCCTAACCGCGAAGCTGCGTTCACTCCCTATCCGGCGACATGGCTAAATGCGGAGCAATGGCTAGACGACCCGCTACCTCAGAAACCGCCGCAAACGGGGTTCAGAGAGGCGAATAGCCGCCCTACGGTGCAACCGCCTAGGTTCACCTCTGACGAGGTGCCTAGAGGCGTTCCTATGCCCGAATCATTGAAGGAAATCTTGAAACGGGTTTAGTGACGGGTGTTACGGGTATGACGCCTATCCGGAGGTGTAAGGGTTGCTTAAATTACCCGTAAGCATTACTATTAGATTATGACCAGCCTCACGATTGGGGGTGATTATGACTACTGCACGAATTAAGCCGGAGCAGGTCGAACTAGGCGACCGCGTCCTCGTTGGCGACCAAACTTGGATTGTGAAATCTTTCGAATCTGATTACAACCGCGCTTACGATTTCTACTTACAAAACGAAACCGGATATACCCATCAGGTATTTACGGACTCCGTTACTATTGTAATGTGATTGAATTTCGCGCAGATGGAATTCCTGTTCCGCAAGGGAGCATGAAAGTAATTCATGGACGCGTTTTACACTCGCAGGGTTCTGCCCTTGCCGTGTGGCGATCGACTATCGGCTTTGCCGCAAAATTAGCCGGCGTAACGCAGCTTGGTTCAGCAGTAGAAATAACGATGGTGTTCATTATGCCTCGTCCTAAAACAGTTAAA